TCAGGCCAGCACCTTTACTAGCAGGCAGCTTTTCGCCACGGCCAACACTAAGGTTGGGACCACGCTTACGCTTTTTACGCTCTGCCATAACCTTAAGCTCAAATACCGCTTGTAATGTCGCCAGAGGTAATAAAATTGCAAGTAATTACTTGCAAGTCACCAGATGCTGCTGCTGCATCCATGCTGGTAATAATGCCGTTAAACACAAAGCTTTTATTGTTGGTAGTGTCAGCAAACAATTCAAATTTTGCGTTTGCTTGATCTGTACCTACCAGTACTTCGTCCATCAGGTCTGCAACTGCGCCTGAAGCGGCATTGTCATACAGCAACTCAACAGTACCGGAACCGCTGATTTGACTGCCAATAAAGCTACGGGAAGTGTCCCCCTGCTTTGTGGTGTCTATCGTGTCCTTGGTAATGTTTAGCGACCAGCTGCGCGTTCCGGCAACGGCAGCCACAGTGCCACCGTCTTTTTCAAAGGACACAGAGCCCTCATCACCTCGTACAAAAGCCATGATTAGACATAGGAAGGGTCTATAACCCCAAGTCTAACTCTTTACCCGTGGTAAGCCACGGCAAAATGCGGTACTACGGTCATTACTTCTTACCCTTTGGCTTACGTTTTTTAGCGGTTTTAGCCGCTTGCTTAAAGTTTTTTGCTGTTGGAGCGCCAGGATCACCCGGTTTACGCATTTTTTCGCCAGAACCGGCCTTAATCCGCCTTCGCTTAGCAGCGATATTGGCGTAAAGACCACGTTTTTTCTTGGGTGCCATGAGAAAAAGTGCGTTGTTTACAGCATAAGGCTCACATTTTCTTGCTGCCCTTCTTCATGCCCTTCTTTTTTTTGGGCGGACGGCCTTTTTGTGTGCCGTAAGTCCCTGGACCTTTAGGCATGACGCAAAATGCGACGACAAACCTAGTTTAAACAGCTTTAGACCCGTATTCCAGCGTTACGCGCCGTTTTCTGCCGCTAGGTGAGTTCCATCGGAAAAACCTTACCTGCACTGACGGATGAAGTTCCTCCTCAGGCGATTGCAACGTCTTCCAGCGGTGATCACACTCCAAACAACGCCGCTCACGCACACAATCATTGTCCTGTGACGTATAACGCCCCATTACCTTGGACTCCTCTGACCCACATTTCGGACAACAAGGCGCGTTGAGCGGACGAAACATCCTCAATACAAGCGGTAT